AAGGTAAGGCTATTATATGGGCTCACTACCAGTATGACATTACAGCTATTATACAAGCTGTAGTAAAAAAATATGGAGAAGAGTCTATCGTAGATTATTATGGACTAACTCCACAAGATGAAAGACAGCCTAATATCAAGCGTTTTCAGGATGACCCTAAGTGCCGGTTTATTGTTGGAACGCCTTCTACGGGCGGCTATGGCATTACTTTAACAGCTGCAAACACCGTAATTTACTATTCTAACGGATATGACTTAGAAAAGCGATTACAATCAGAAGACAGAGCACACAGGATCGGCCAAAAAAAATCGGTAACTTATGTTGATTTAATGGCGGACGATACAGTGGATGAAAAAATCGTGCAAGCTCTACGCAAGAAAATAAATATAGCATCAGAAGTTTTAGGAGAAGAATTAAGGTCATGGATATAATAGGATATATACGCGTACCGCGCTGTAATTTTTAATTTACGACTTTACCGCCGGACCACTTCATTTCAGGTAGTCCTTCAGAATATTTTTTGCCGTCAAAAGTTAATACTTGTTTTCTGTTTGAGTCAGACTCGTGATAGCTTATGTGGACCCATCCGCCTGCAGGATCTTCGGGATCAAAATACTCCATGATCAACTGATCAAAATCTACGTTATTTTGTAACCAGTAAGCTGTCTGAATGTTGGGCACGCCAAAAATTTCTAGGTCACATGCCTGGCCCAGTGCATGCTGCGATGTCTTTTTGCTGCCGATTGCTTCACACAACGCTTCGCTCCGGTAACCGCTGGTAATCGTAACTGGCCTGTCAAAATGTGCTCGTAGTGGTTCTAAAACTTCATAACAAAGATCACCTAAGTTTTTTATTTCTGCTGATCCCGGTGTGTTATCAATCCCTTTACGTTGTGCGGTCATTGAATTGGTCATCTCTCTTAAAGTAAAATGTTTTGAAAGTTGCATAATTTATTTTGTGATGTCTGTAAGTAAAATTAATAGCACGGCTCCCATACCACCTACTATCCAATACTCTAGTCTTTTAATACGTTCTTGCATTTCTTTTATTTGATCAAACGTTTGCTTTTGCATTATTCTGCAAAGCTTTTCATGAGATTCAATTTTTTGTAATGCTGATTTTTTAACCATTATGTTCTACTCGCTATTACCTTTTCAGTTGGAGATAGTAACGCTTCTTGATTACGTGTCAAGTTAGTTTGTGGGTCTTTTTGTTGCGTGTTACTGGCCATTTTAATAGGCATTGGTGTCTCACCTAATGGTGGTGTTTCCACTTTACTTTGTAATCCTGTTTTAGGTGAACCCGGTATTAATAAATCTTTAACTGCAGGTATTATTTTTTTAATATTTCTTTGTATAAATCCTTCTTCTTTTACTGGTCTACCATTTTCATTATAAATTAATCTACCTTCTCTATCTGTTTGATAGTTTTCTTTGTCAGGATAATAACCACCTTCTAATTCATTTGTTTCTTCATTATATATTTCAGGAAAAAATTTAATACCGCTATATTTATCTATAACTCTATCTAATTTAGATTGTGGAAATAAAAAATTTCTATTAGTGGTGTATATGTATTTACCTTCTTCATCTGCATTAAGTTTATTCATTTGATCTTTTACAGTTCTAACTTTAGTTTCAAATCTAGGTGTAGAATAGTTAACTGGTGTAAATCTGCCATCTAATAAATTGTTAATAAGTTTTTTAGAAGCTCCTGATTTTTTCATAATATCATATATTTTATTTTCAGATAGATCCAACAATTTTAAATCTTCTATTCTAATGTACATGTCTTTCTGTATTCTAAGCGCTTCTTTCTGCATTTGATCAAATTTATTAACCATATCTGTTGGTGTATTTTGTGCATAGTTTTGCACACTATAAAATTTTTCTGTTTCATCCACAGATCTTAATAATCTATTCATTGTAGATGTAAAATATCTAAGATCTTTTTTAACATCAATTCTAATAATCCGTGTTCCGGTAAACAACGCTAGTAATTCATCCATTAAGTTTACTGGTTTACCACCTTTAGTTAAATCTAATGATAAAGCATCACCAATTTTTTGACCGCTTGATATAAAGCCAGGTTTAACACCATCTAATACATGAATTAATGATTTAATAAATTTATCTCCAAGATCATCTGATTTTGTATACACAGATCCACCACCATCTTTTTTACCATTTCTTGTAGTTACATCTAGAAACCTATCAAAACCTAGTGGTTCTGATATAAATGGTTCTAGATAAGATAATACTGGTCCGTCTTCTCCAAACATTAAATTCATTACAAACTGCTCTGTTTCTTGTGGATTTAAATTTTGTTCTTGTGCCTGTGCAATAGCTGCTTCAAATGGTTCAAACAAACTATCATAAGGACTAAAATATGAAAAATTAATTGCAGCGCTCTCACCATTTTTCCAACCTTTAACAGCTAATAAATTTTTATTTGCATCCCACGACGCAGCTGAAGATCTTTTGTATGCAGCCCACTGTGAGTCTGTAGAGTTAGTTAAGAATTGTGAAAGTTCTGTAAATCCTTTTCCAATAGCATAGCTAGTTAAGAAAGCACCTGTTAATCTTCTTATACCCATTTGTTTTATAGCATTATTAGGGTGTGCACTTTCTTTTAAACCTATACCAATAATATTTGCAGCTGTTCTAAGTATCTCTGCGGGAAAAGATATAAAGTTTCCAAGTGGTAACTTCCTTAATTGTTGAATAAGTGGTGGTACTTTACTATATGTAGGATAAGTGTTTCTTAATAAAAATGCTGAAGCTTCTTCTATCGCATCATCAAATGTTTTTTTCTGACCCGTAATTGTATTAATTGGATCAAATTCTTTACCCATGTATCTAAACCATTGTTTTACATCATCTAAACTTTTTAATGCTTGATACAATTGTGATTTACCATACTCAAAACCATAACCTTTCCATAAGTTATCACCACCTGCGTACAGTCTTGCAACTTTATCAGTAGGTGCCATTTTCATTAATCTATCGAATAATTTATCACTGGTGTTTATTACATTGTTTTTTATATCCTGCGTCACAGCTTTTAATTCTGCAGCCACAACATTTTCATCCCACACACCAAGTCTAATTAATTTTTCTACATAGTTATTAAATTCTACTTCATCAATTTTATTACCACCTGCTTTAAATATATCTCTTGCAACAATCTGCATAGCATCTGTTACACTAGCTTTACCACCTATGTGTCCATTCATTAATGCAAAGAAAGAAGCTGACGTTACGTTTCTAACTTGTGTTTGTGGTGAGTATAATGTTTTACCAATCTGTACACCTACTTTAGATTGTAACATAAAACGATAAAAAGCATTTTCTACAAGTTTATCTAAAGAACCACCTACGCCTGCAAATCCCTCTACATATTCAGGGGATGCCCACTTGTTTAATAAATTTGATTTCATAATACCAAGTCTTGGTACACTTTTAATTTGCTGTGCACCTATAAAACCTGCATTAGTTGCATCTTCTACAGTATTAAATAACCAACCATTTTTTAATCCAGAGTTTGCAATATAGTCTGCAGCTCTTTTGTTAGCCATAGATGATATAGCCTCTGCGGTTGTGTAACCAACAGATGCTTTTAAATTTCTTTCAGGTCCTAGTAAATTTTTTATTGCATCTGGTAATTCTTCACCTGTTTTTAAATATCTAAATTTATCATTTAATAATATACGAGTTCCTATGTCTCTTAATTGTGTTATTGGTGACTTACCGTCGACCTTACCTGTTCTTAATATATCTTCTGCATGCATTTTAGCAGATTCTATGTAAGCTTTTTCTGCATCTAATTTTGGAAAAGTATTTCTTGCAGATTCTTTTAAGTTTGTATTTTTTTTAATTACTTTTTCTACTAAAAAATCAACAGCTTTGTTCATAACTTTTTCTTCAGGAACATAATTAGGGTTTCCAAATGTTTGAAAAGATCTAATTAAATACTTACTAATATTATTTATTTCTAAATTACCTAGTTCTTTTGCTAGTTGATCTGCTTTTTCTCCTTTAGGTAATACTTTTTTGAATTCAGTCATAATATTTTTAATATCTTTTGCTAAATCTTTTGCTGCTGCATGTAGTTCAACTGGTATGTCATCTAATTTTTTTTGACCTTTTAAATATTCGTCTATCATATCAAGATAATATTTTTGCATTGGTGGTGATGTAGTTGTTTTATTATAATCGTTTTGAAATTTTTTAGCTAAGTTGTATGCAGTTTTTTCTAAACCTTCATAAGTTCTATCTATCTTTCTAGCTCTACCTTTTATATATAACTTAACTTGTTCACTTACACCTTCAATGTCTTTTGGTTGTTTACCATAAGATCTAAACCAAGATAAAACGTTATCTATTTGTTTAACACTTCGATCTATTTTGTTGGGTGATGTTACAGATTTTAATCTCCAATCCTTAAATGGCGGTAATTGTGTTTTAAATCTACTTGCTGTAAAATTTCCTGCTTTAGCATTTACTAGTAAAGGAGCTAATACTTTACCAATTGTAAATTTACCTGCGTTTTGTAAACCTTTTGATGCTGCTGCTGTTAAAGGAGCTACAACTTTATTACCTAATAACATCTCTACTGGTTTAACTAAAGTTGCATTAATTCCTTTTGCACCTAGTTGAGCTACACCCACACCATATTTATTAGCCATTACAGGTTTTCCAAAATATTTAAAACCAAGTTGAGTAAACTTACCAACTAATGGAAAGCCTCCACCAAGTAAAAAACCTTCTACACCGTATTTAATTCTGTTTCTAAATTCTGCTGCTGCTTTTTTTCTACCAGTCAAACCTTTTGTATCTTCTGGTTCTACAAAAAAAGATTCTCTACCAGGTTCTGATGCTAAAAAATCTGTTACAGCTACTATTCCCCCACCTTCTGCAGTTCTTGACATTACTTGACTAAATTTTCTAGCCTTACCACCTTTAACAGCGTCAGCTGCTTTTTTCATTTTAACTACGGCAGGTATTCTTCCTGCAATTTTTGCAATAGCTGTACCAGGCACACCAAACTGAAGTAGTAAACTTGTAACCTCTCCTCTCCATGTTTCAGGACGAGTGGGTTCATTTCTTTCCATAATTTTTTCAAAATCAGACTTAAAGTTTGTATTTAAAAATAAGTCTGTTCCCGCAAATAATAATGAACCTAAACTGTTTTGTAGATCATATGTACCTGAGCTAATACCTTTTGCTATTTCATCAAGACCTGTTGTGTAATCTCTTTCTTGTGTAATCTCTTCATTATTAATTTTAAAACTAGGAGCCTTTGCATCAGGCAGTTCTTTTGCTTGTTGCATTGGATCTTTTATACCCGCTATAGAATTAGCTAATCTTTTTGTAGGATTAAATGTATAATACATTTCAAGAATACTTTTAGGCTCAGGCATAGCCAACCACTTCACGGGTTTTTTAGGTGTAGTTTGTGAGGATAGTTCTTCTTGTATTTTAAATTTAATCTGATCTAAATCTAATGGTTTAGGATCTCTTACTTCTATATCAACAGCTTTATCATCTTTGACATCTTTAAGAAATCGTTCGTAGGCTGTTTCTGCCATGTTACGCTCCTGATGGTAATACTAAATTAACGCTATATTTTTGGTTAAACAAATTTACATCCTGTTGTGATGAAATCATAGCAAAGTCTTCTAATGCTTCTGCACTGTTAGCCATTAACTCTACAATGTCATCAGTAATTTCTGCTGGTAATCTTGCTCTTAGTTGATCGTAGCTTATAGGATTGTCTGATTGAGCCATAGGTCCTTGGTCCATGGTCTCTGTTTCAGTAACCTGTTCTTCAACCATCTCACCATTAGCATATCCTGCTCTACCACCACTAGCATAAGATGATGTTAATTCTTGTATCTCTTTTCTAATAGCATCGATAGCATCTTTTTCAATTTGTGGATCTTTATTATTTTTATATTTACGATCAGCACCTAATTGTAAATCTGCATTATATATTTCTTCCATTTTATTAGGTAGGTATCTGTCCCCTTTTCCTTTTACATAAATATCAACTAGTAGTTCTTGACCTACATCTTTTTTACGGTAGAGATTAAACTCTTCTTGTAACTGTAATAATTCTACGTCCTCACCTTGAGCTAATGTTTCATTTTTTCTTTTTTCTTTTAATTCTGTAAGTCTTGGAATAATTCTTCTTAACTCAATAGCTGCTGCTTCGTCTCTAAAACGACCTGACCCAGATTTTTCTGCTAATATATCTGACTGACCTTCGATTAATGATTTAAACATACCAGCTCTTCTTTCATCTAAATTTTCTGCTTGTTGTTGCATTAATAATTCTTCATTACCTCTTGATGCTTTAAATCTTTCAAACGGATCTTTAGCTGCTGCTAGTGCCGTGCTTATTGCTCCACTAATACCATCACCAGTTGGTGTTCTTGATGCAATGTCTATTCCAAAGTCAATCATTAGATCACCTACTCTACGTTTTGCATAATTAGGTCTTTCTTTTGGTGTATACATTTGATCAGCTGCTGCTTTCATTTCACCAATAGTTGCGTTTTTTAAAAACTCTGACATGTTTTGATTCATGTTTAATTTTTGTACATCACCTGCTTCTTGATAACCTTGTCTAGGTGCTTGTAGTCCAGATGTAATTCCGCCTTCAGCAGCTCCACCTTTTCTAAACATAGGTCTTTTGTATAAGTTATTCATTATGTTCCTCGGATTCCTCCCATCATGTCACCGTAACCAGTCATCAGTCCGCCAGCAACACCAGCTATTCCTAACGCATTCTGCAACGGCGTAGGATTAGGTGTTACCATAGATTGATATTGTCCAGGTGCACCAGATGCAATACTAGCAATTCCTGATTGTTGGAAACCTAATCTCTCATATGGTTCGTAAGCTCTTAATCTGTTTTGCTCTCTTGTAGCATCTAGTTGAGCTTGTTCTTGTGCTTGTTGAATCGCGCCCGCTGATCCTAAAGTACCAATATCTTGACCGAATAATCCTGGAACTTGTGAAGCTAGTCCTTGTTGGTTTTGTCCTAATTGCATTTGTTGATTAAATGCTTGGTTACCTAATTGATTAGCTTGTGTAAAACCTTGTTGTAATAATCCTGATTGTAATAATGCTCTGTTCATGTCAGATTTGTTTTGGTATTGTGATCTCATAACACCTTCACGACCACCACCTAAATTACCAGACATTGCTGCTTGTTGACCTATACCTGCTAAACCTTGTGCTGCTTGTGTGTCATACTCTGCAAGTGTTGCATCTATTACATCTTGTTGATACGGAGACATAAAAGGTTGGTAAGCTCCTGCTCCTGATAAACCTGCAGCTGCTGTGTCGTATGCTCCTGCTTGTGAAATGTATGGTTGAAATGCACCAATACCTTGGCCTTGTGTTGTAGCCATTGTGTAGGCATCTCGTTGCGCTTGATCTTGACCAGCAACTTGAGGTGCAAATTTATCAGTAGCTAATGGTGCAGCAGTTAACGCCGTTAACTGTGTTCCTAAATCTTTTTGTAAATCTTCTACGTATTGTGGTGGGAGTGCTTGTGTTTGTTGTACAGCCATTATATTACCTCACTTAATCTTTCCGATGTTTCAAACATCTGTTGTGCGCCAGCCATACCTTGTGACTCTTCAGACACTTGTCCGCCAGCTTCTAAATTTTTCATCATGTTCTCCATAATTTCTGCGCCTTTATCTATATCTCCACCACCTGCGTTTCTAACAGCATCTGCAGTAAATACAAACTCATTTACACTTAATCTTGCAGGCACATCGTCTGCTTTTTCTGCTTTTCCGATAGGTACAAAACCACCTTCAGCTCTATAATCTTTTTCCATACCACCAAGGTCCATGATCCCACCTTCGGCTTTACCAATTCTACCACCCATAGCCATAGATGACATATCTTTAGTATCTTGTCTTCCTAGATAAGGATACTTGGCTCTAAGTGCTAATAATTTTTCACCTGTTTGATCTTTAAATGCATCTATAACTTCTGCTCTAATACCTTCTATATCTAATCCTTCACCACGATCCATGATTTCTGATACAGTTTCTTCTGGACCACCGCCTAATAATTGTGTTCCAAGAGCCAACGCCCCACCGCCTAAAGCTATTTTACCTAGTTTACTTTCAGGAATTAAACTTGAAATTTTATTTCCAATGCTTTCTACTATACCGGGTTTTTTTACAAGGTCCATACCTGTAGATACAGGATCACCCATTCCTGCATAAGCATCCATACTTCCACCGGCTGTTTTTAATTTATTTTTAAACATTTCTCCTAATCCACCCGTGTCTTGAATAGGACTACTAAAATAAGATCTAAATCCTTCACCACCTCCAGGAACTTTTAAAGACATTCCTTGTAGATTATCCATACCACCACCAATACCCCTAGCTAATTGACCACCACCATAAGTCATTAATCCTGATTTAAGACCTTTACTTATACTTCCGTGTTGATCAAAGCCACCAACACCTGCCATTAAACCTGCAGCTATCGGGTTAAACGGTGCAACGAATGGTGCAGCCTTAACCGCTATGTCTGCTATTTCATTTGGTATAATTTTTCTAACTGTTTTTTTTAAAAAACTACCTATTCCATATCTACGTCTACCATCTAAACCCATGATACCACCATACGCTGCCATTTGTCTGTTAGGTAATACTGGTCCTGTGGGTTTAGGTTGAAAAGGATTTACTGGTTTTGTTGGATCTTGTGGTAATGGTTGACCACCGGACATTTGTCCTTCAGCCATTGCTTGTTCTATAAACTGTTGTAAAGACATAGGTTCAATACCTTGCTCTATCATTTCTTCAACATACTGACTGTAGACTTCTTCTAATTGAGCCATCTTCATTTGTTGTTCTTCCTGTGGAGATTTAGGACCTTCGTTACCTGTATACTTAATACTAGGTGCGTTAGTTACTAATTCTTCTGAAATATCAATATCTGTTATTGCCATGGTTTTGTCAGTTTACTTTGTTTTTGACCATAAATCAAGAGGAGGCATGATAACATTTACATCTTGTGCCATCTCTTCTGGTTTATAACCTTTAGATTCCCAGTCTTTTCTTTTCTTAAAAACTTCACCCGTTTTTTTGTGTCTGTAAGTTTCCTCAACTTTTGCCTGTAATATCTCCATTATGCTGTTACCTCTTTCTTAATATTTAGATAGCTAATAGCTACATCAAAAGAATCTGTTGTGCTTGATTGTACTGTAAAAGATGTACCGCCTTCTATTATTAATGGTTGAGTTAATAATTCTGTTGTAACATTTGCTGTAAGTGCTGCTGATTTAATAGCTGTAATACTATTATTAACGATAGTCACACTTGGTGTGCCTGCTGATGTAACAAGTATAGATTTAACAACGATAGTTTCATTGACTGCAGGAATACTAGCACCTAGTGGTGTTAGTGCACTACCACTTGTATTATTATCTATACCTTTAAATTTATATTGGTTTACTACTGCCATTAATCTAAAAAGAAACTTCTAGCTTCTATCTCCTGTTTTAAGTCTTCTTGAAATGTACTATTTAATTTTTCAAGAACAGCATCTAAATCTCTAACCAAAGACTGTGCTACATCTGGTTGATATTCATCACTTGCTCTAGTTAATGTTTGTACTATCTTTGCCATTAGCTACCGTCCATGTCACCTAAACCAAAATCACCATAGTTATATTTAAATTTTTCATTAATCATTTTTTGAATAGCTTCTCTTTCTTCGGTAGTTCTATTGTCTAAAAATCTTGATTTAAATATGCCATTATTTTCATTAATTAATTTTTCAATTTGTGGTAGTACTACATTAATACCTTGATTATTAACATTACCATTTCCGTTACCGTTACCATCTGGTGGAGCAACTGTTGTTTTAGTTAAAACATCGTCTCCATAAATAGTTCCTTCATCATCATCTTCAAAATCTCCATCATAATTATAATTAACATCATTTGACATATCATAAGTTGGTTCATTGTAGTTTTTTCCAAAACCTAATTTTCTTCCTAAACCTCTAATACCCATACCTATTAATCCACCTCCTGTAATATAATCCATAATACCTCTACTTCTTGATTTACTAAAAGCTTCTGGTGCAAATGCTTTTGCTCTTGCTAAAACATCAGGACTTACAGTATTCCTACTATCAAAAAAACCTGGGTTAACTCTTTGTCCTGCTCCAGCTGCAACTGCTCCAGATTGATAATCCTGTACATCTTTATAAGAAGCTCCTTCTGCCATTGTGTCACTTGTATTTCTTCCGGTTTCTGCAGCACTTGTTGCTGCACCAGACATACCTGTATCTTTACCACTAGGACCATCAAATGATCCATAACCATCTAAACTCATGATTCCAGACGGACCTCTATTAACATCACCTTTTAAAGAACCATGTAAATCTGATTTAACTAATAAATCTTTTTCTGCTTTTGTAATGTAAGCTAATTCGGTTGCTGGATTGTCTGGACTTGATTGCCATTTTAAAGGAGCCTTAACTTCTTTTTGTTTACCTAAATAATTTCTAACTCCACCTTGCACATCATAGTTAACTTTTTTATCTACAGCCATTATCGTCTTCCTCCAGTTTGTATGTCTAACCTAAAAGTCCCTAGTTTCCAACTAGTATCTACTGCAGTATTGGATATTGTAAGAGCTATAGCTCTACCTCTAGCACGTGTGTCTACTTTATCTGTTGAAGATGTTACAGTAAATGGACCCAATGATGAGCTAGCAGCCGTATCATTAGGGTAGTTTCTTAAATCTAATTGTACAATAGCACTTCCTTGTTGTGATATAAAGTCAGGTATAATTCTACTTACTCTCATAATATTTTCACCGTCACCTCTAAGGTCACCTAAATTAGTTGCAGCTCCTCTAACAACTTTTTGTGTAATATCATAATCACCAGATGTAATGTTTGCTGGAATAGCTACAGCCGTGGTCCCTGCTTCTTGCTGGTTAACTCCTGTTTCGTGTTCAAAGTATATTGTTACACCTTCAGTATTACCGATTACATCAAATGATACATCATCACTTGGATTGTATTTTGTTGCATGAGGTAAACCAAATACTGCTGAGTCTTCCCATGTGCTTCTAGGAAACAAGGTACTAGCATTAGTAAACCATATAGGTCGTTTAGCTGTTGAGTCTAGATAACTATATGTAACTGCTCTAGTATTTACATTAGATGTAGACGTTGGATAAAACCAAGTAATCTCACCAAACAAGTTATTAATACCACAATAAATTAATTGATTAGATGTAGTGTTGAGATCATCGTAAACAAAATCTTCTACTAAACAATCCATAGATTCTAGTTTACCTGTATATCTAAAGAAACCATTATCAGACATCCAATACGCAGCACCATCAACTTCTACAGCTGCATTCATACCAATCAATCCACAGTTAGTACCTGTTTGTTCAAAAGCAAATGTAAATGGTTGACCAACAAATCTCATAGTAAATAAAGAAGTGTCACTCCAAATGTATATTGCATTTCTACCAAGTTTAGCTCCCATGATCCGTGATCCAGAGGCCAGTCTTTGTGTACCAGCACTATTTTCAGCTGTTGGTGTATAGTCTTCTATATTTTCTTGAGATGAAAATCTTATAAACATATCATCTTGTGTTGCTTTGTTACCAATAGTTGTTTCTGTTCCAAAAAATACTAAGTGACGATCGGGTGTTGATACTAACATATCACGTGACGCTGTTGGTGCACCAGATATAATTGTAGCTCTAGTGCCTGTAGCGTTAACTGCATCTCCATCCCATTTAAAACATTCTCCGTTATGGATTAAAGCAATAAGTGTTGTTCCTAAATTATCCAAGGACCATAGACCTGGATCAATTACTGAATCGGTGTTAGCTGCAGGTGATCCCCAACCTGTAAAAGATGAAGTGTTAGTTACGGTTGCCCCATTACTGTGCGCAGCTCTTGTTGAACCTCGCGCAGCTCTTGTTATACCAGTTAATTTACTGCCTGTAATTCCTGTGTAAGATATTTCTTCTGAACCTACTTGAATAAAGTTTGTACCAGAACTTGGAAAACCTGTCGTACTAGCTAATGTAATTTCTGTAGCTGAACTATTGTTACCATTAGTATTATCTCCTAGTGCACCGTTTAATGTAGTTGTCAATGCACCTAAAATGTTACCACCCCACAATGATATTCCCCAACCAAACGCACCTAGTTGTTCTGCTGGTCCTACGTGATAGTATTGAAAATATGTTATACCACCAGATGTTGTTGCACCTGATCCTGTTTCATTACTAGGCATTGTAATAGTAATTGTAGAAGTAGTTGGTACACTTGTTATCATAAATTTTTTATCAGCAAAATCTGAGGCACTAAAATTAGAATTTGTAATAGCACTAAACGTACTAGCATCACCAAATAAAATAATATCTTGTGGTTGAAAATTGTGTGAACCACCAAATGTAAGTGTTACAGTTGGAGATCCGTTAGTTGTGCTAAATGCACTTGTAATAGCTGTACCCGATGGATTAGTTAGTGGATGTATATCATAGTAAACACCACCAGAATATATGTATAAAATTTTGTTAGTTCCTATAGCTGCAAATTTAGTTGATGATTTGTTTACAAAATGATGCAAACCTCTAGCAGCACCTGTAAGCTTTGATTCACCTAATTGATTCCAACCACCTATTTTTTCTGGTGTACCATATCTAAAACGTACATTTTCTCCATCTATCCATTGCGACTCAGCACCTGTTGATGTAACTTGTTTATTAAACCCTGGTAAAAACCCTAATTTTTGTAACATATAAATCCATTATAATACTATTTTACAAATCCAGGTAGACCTAACATAGGTCTTCCATCAAATTTGTTTTTCTCAGCAAATGGGCCATTTACATGATTATAATGTAGAAATACTTGACCGCATATGTCCTTGTCAAAAGGCTCTCGCCAATGTTCAAGTTCACATCCACTATATACTAGCATATCTCCTACTTCAAGCAAGACTTTAGTACCTTTATCCGTAGTAGGATGGTATTTTTGTATTTTGTTAATTCCTAATTTTGGGCCAGAAACATTTCCTGCTTCTGGGTTTGGGTTAATAAATATAGGCCAAGGGTCACCACCTAGATTAAGTGTGCATGATATCTCACAACTTTCTCTGTCTTTGTGTCTTTTTAATTCATCACCTTTTTTATATATTCTTGCATAGGAATAAGTAGGACATAGATTTAGTCCGGTTTCTTTTTGCATTACGGGTAATACTTTAACTAATAACGTTTCCATTACTGGATCAGAATAACAAGAAAAAGTATTAGGTATTTGTGGGTCCACCCAAGTACCTAACATACCATTGTCATAAATAATGTTATTATCATACATCCATTTAACTGAATCTCTTTTAAGAAGAAAATAGTTAAATACAAAATTAGCTAACTCGTAGCTAATTGCATTCTTAATTAATTGATATTTATTAAAAACCATGTTGTATAAAATTAAAACTTACTGATATTCTTATATCATTTGATTTGTTAGGTGTAACATTGTGCCAAAGGTAATATGGAAATATTATAATTCTACCTTCAACAGGTTCTAAATACACTTCTCTCCATAGTTCTTTTGGTAGTTTACCTTCTTTTCTTATTGGCATATTTAATTGTGCCCCTGCTCTTGGTTCATCACAACATAAATTACCAGAATTTTTTGGAGCTTTTATATAATACACACCGCTAAATAAACTATTAGGATGTATGTGTGGAACGTTGTATCCACCTGGGGGATTTATGTTTGCCCACATATTACCTAGTATAGGTTCTCTATCTAACCATTCTTCTTTCCATATGTCATTCATCATCAAAAACAATTCATTAACTAAAGGTTGAAAAACAGGCAGTTCATGCATTTCAGTTGTAGAGTGCCAACCGTTTTTGTTTGTTTTTTGAAGTCCTGGGTCTTTCTTAGACCATTCTACAATTTCGTTGGTAAAAAGTTGATTGTCTAATTTAATATCTTTAGCATATATAGTTGTTGGAAAAAATTGTTCTTTGATCATCTAAATGATTTTCCTCCAAACCAACAAACTAAAGATTGTCTTATACCTCTAGTTACTGGATTAACTTTATGATTTAAAAACGATGCAAATATAATAGCGTGTCCTTGTTTTAAACTTGCAGATTTACCAGGAGCCATTAATTCTAATTCTCCACCTTCAAATTCTGACGGATCATTTAACAAAAGAGTCATTGATATTTTTCTAACAGGTGGCTCATGTTGCATGTTTACATCACAATCCATATGCCAATCATAGAACCCTCCTTCAGGATATTCTGTAAACTGTGCTTGTTCTGTTATTTGTATGTCACCAAAACCAAAATGATTTTCATTTGCTTTCTGTATAAAGTTATTAAGGTCTACATACATATGTGACATTTCTTTAAATGGTATCCAACTAATTGTTGTAATTCTTTTGTTTGTATGGGTTCCACCACCTGGTTTATTCATTCCCACTTGTCCTTGTTGTGGTTTCTGTGCTCTACCTGATGCAATAATTTGTCTGCATTGATCTGGTGTAAACAATGGTGTTGTTGTATGAACTATCCAACTTTTCCATTTCGGTTCTGTAATCTGTCTGTTTTCGTACATTATTGTACTCCTCTATTTTTTATTGAACTGTAGTCAACATCCATATTTGCAGCAAGCGTTCTTCTATACCCAGGACCATTAAAAGGATATACACAGTGTCTCATATCGTATGGAAATATAAAAAAATCTCCTTCTTTTAATATTGGTTCATAATCTACATTAGCAAACTGACCGTTGGTTGAACCTAAAATTTGAAGTTTACCATTTTGTGGTGAGTCTGCTGCTGAATATTCTACGCCATAAGACTCTGGTAATTTTAAAACCATAACACTAGATAGACCTGTTGATATTGATCCTTGATGCACGTGTACTGGATTGTATTCATGCTCAAACATAGTGTTAACCCATACAGAATTTAAATTCATATTATATTCTCTTACTCTATTCCAATCTAAATAATGTTTAAATTTTTCATTAAACCAATATAATATATTTCTTGGTAAATGATTATGTCTAGTCATTTTAGAAGTATCTTCACCACTATAAAATAGACTATGTTCTTTTTCAATTTTACCAACAAGTTGTTTATTAGCAGGTTTTAATTCAGTGTATTTAGTTTCATAAATATTATTAATAGTATTATATATATCAAGAGGTACTTGATATTTTAATACCGCTTGACCTAAAAATATAAAATCAAAATTATTTTTCGGTGGCTCCAAGGTCATTGGTCAATTGTTCTTTCTTATTGTAAATCATTTCTCCTGATTTTTTAACTCTTTCTATTGTTTGTAACTGTCCAAGCACATTAAATACTTCTGGCTGAGATGATCCTTGAGTCAATGTCTCTGCTTTGTTTTTCATAATTTGATGGTAAGATTCTAGTTGATGTCTGTTAACGTCTTTATCATCAAATGAACCATCATTAAATTCTTTTTTAAGAGTTGACCATAGTTTAATTTCTCTCATTCTGTCTTTAGCAGTAAGTTGCATGTTGGCTAAACCATATCTTTTTTCATCTATATCTATTTGAAGTAATTCTCTTTTTAAAGGATCTTCTTCTGTCTTTAATTTTTCTTGTAATCTTTTTAATCTAACTTCATTACGTCTACAATCAAAAGACAAAGTCATTAAATTTTCTAAAAATACATTTTGTTCTCTGACACACTGCCAATACTTAGAAGCTTTTGTTGGATATTTTGCATCTTGTAAAACAGACATTCTCATTTCTGTTTCTGTTCTAAAGACTTGTTTTTTAGTCCAAGTATCTCTTAACTCGGATGTCATTTCTTTAAATTCTTTTACATCATTTGGATCTAATAAATTATTTAAGCTAGGCGCTTCTTTTTCTATTAATGCATGTATATTTCTTTTTTCTGTCATTTTATTCCTTTCATTGAATAACCTTAATATAGCTATTTAAACTAATATGTAAAGACTAACTTGAAGATATTGTTGCAGTTCCAAATGGAATAGTAAATTCTTCTACAGAACTATTACCGTATGTTGATCCAGCTATTAATGCATTACTTGTAATTCCTGATCCACCACCACTTTCTCTAGCCCTAGCCATAGAAGGTTGTGTAGCCCAACTTGTGCCATTATATAATTCTACTGTAGTTGAACTTCCTCCTCCAAATACATATGCTGATGAAGTATTTGAACCTCCTGCTGCTCCATACTGTCTATTATTATTTAAACTAGATGGGATTCCAGTCCAAGATGAACCATTCCAAGATGCTGTTGTTCCATTAGCACCTGAAACACCTAAAGTTGCCGCTTGTGTTCCAATTGCATATACAGAATTTGCTCCGCTAGGAAAACTTGTTTTTGTCGTCCAACTAGATCCATTGAAATGTTCGTGTACAGCTTGGTTTGGACCTCCACCTATTGCAACAGCTGCTGTTTGTGGGCCAGCTCCAGTAGAATAAGCATATTGTCTAGCATTATTTAAATTTCCACTCGCTGTCCAAGATGAACCATTAAATATATTTGTTACACTTGCTGCACCACCTGGGGGATTATAACCTCCCCACATTATAGCAGTTGTATGTCCTACTCCTGCTTGTCCTGTATTGTTAACTGATGTAGGAATAGTTCCATCTCCTGTCCAAGAAGTACCATTATAATGATGTGAAGTTCTAGGCCAAGTAGGAGTTCCACCTCCATTGTCTCCACCCCACTGCATAGCATCTGTATTATTACCAGCCATACTTGATCCTGAAAGTCCTGCTGGAGCGGATCCACCAGACGACCATACGCCTGTACCCGCAATACCTTGAGCACGTATAGAACTTGAATTATACCATACCTCACCATTTTCTGGACTAGGGGGATCTGCTGTTAGAAACCTAACTTTTAATCCATTAATTACATTGTAACTACTCATTATAAATTCCTAAGGTAATGTTGTTGGAACTGGTCTAGAACCGTTAGCTAAACTTCTTTCCTCTGATGATTCAAAATCCAAAGCATCCCAAGCTGCTTGAGCTGCAGTTATTTCTGCATCAACAATAGCTTGTGCTTCTTCTTTTGTTTTTATAACAGCATTTTTGCTAGCTAACCACAAAGCACCTTTTTCATTATTACCAACAACCCACACGTCTCCAATGTGACTTTCAAGAAAAAAATCTAATCTATTTTGACGAGTAAAAAAATCTTTACCTGTATTTGTAGCTGTTCCGTATATAAATAGTGACATATTTTTTATCCCTTTGTTATTAATCTTATATTATAAATTTTTTTCATTATCAACTTGTTGTTACTGTTTTTATACCAGCTGCGTTTGTCCATTCTTCTGTTTTATTACTATTACTTGGACCAGGTGTTTGTCCTCCAGCCATAAAAGCTAAAGATGATGTTGAAGCATTTTTACCTGATGCACCTCCGCCTCTTGGAGTAGCTAAATCAGCTACGTTTGTCCAAGCTGAACCATCATATAAAGCAGCTGTAGTTCCTCCAAAACCACTAGAACCTCCTCCATAGTATAAAGCTGAAGTTTGTATACCACTAGAACTTCTTGCATAACCTGCAGTAGGTACCGCTGTTTGAGAAGTCCACGAACTACCATTATATTCTTCTACAACAGCACTTGAAGGTTGATCACCTACAATTACGGCAGCAGTTGTGATTCCAGTCATAGCTTGACTTACTTCTTTTCTTGCCTCATTCAAACTATGTCCAGTAGAAGTCCATGAACTGCCATTATAAGTTTGTGTGCCAGTATTTCCTTGACCACCTGCATATAAACCTGCAGTTTGTGTTCCACATCCACCACCACCATTTCTAGCGTTGGGGTTATTATTAGTAGTAGTCCAGTTAGATCCATCGTATTCAGCAGTAACTGTGTTAACCGAGGGACCTAAATCTCCACCTGTCATAAAAAAAGAAGTTTGAGTTCCTCCACCTGATGAATTATAAACTGCAAAAGGTGCGTTAGTTACAGATGTCCAAGATGAACCATTGTATTCTTCTGTGTCAGCACTAAAACCTGTTGAGTATCCATTAACCATTAATCCTGCAGTTTGAGTTCCACCACCATTTGTATATCTTCTTGCAGTATTTACAGTACCACCAGATGCCCATGCTCCTACTTGAAGACCAATTTTAAAAGTATTACTACTTGTATTATACCAAATTTCACCATCAGCATAAGCTGCAGTAGGATCACTTGATACTGATCTTACATATTTTCCAATTAAAGCTTTATAAGTACTCATAATTTTAAGACGTTGTGATTGTTACAGTAGCTGAATTATTTCTACCCCTTAATTTTTGTGAAACTGAATTATACCAAATTTGTCCTTCTTTAGGATTAGCTGGATCACCTGCATAAGACTTGATGGCAAATCCTTGAATATTTCTATATAATGTCATTAAGCTCCTTAATTATTTTTTAAGAGCCAACCCTGAGTTCCATCTACATAGACCAATGTGTTAGCCGCTCTTTCTACTGAAACTGTTAAACTATCCGTAGATCCTGCAATTTTTTCTGAACCATTTGGATCAACTGTAAGTGCGTTAGAATCAAATGTTCCTGCATAATCTATAAAAGATACTTCGTCTCCAATACTTCCTGCAGGTAAGTCCATTTCTATAGCACCACTTGTTGTATTAATAAAATAACCTTCACCAGCAACAGCTGTAAAACCAGAAGTTTTTACTGCTTGCCATGATGTACCGCCAGAATTATCTACAAAAGATAATACTCCAGAACCATTAGTTGTTAAAATTTGATCTGCTGATCCGTCTGCCGCAGGAAAAGTTAAAGCATCAATAGTAACTGTTCCCGAACCTTTTGGTTGTATTGATACACCAATATTAGTATCACCACCAGTTGCAGTAAATGCTGGTTTGTTTCCTGTTGCTGCATTAGCATATGTTAATTCATTAACCGCTGAACCTGTTGCAGTTAGTTTAAATAATTCGTTTCCATTAGTATCTAAAATTGAAGTTCCAATTTTAGGTGATGTTAAAGTTTTGTTTGTTAAAGTTTGAGTGCCAGTTTCTGTTACTGTACCTGCTGTAGATAAAGGTATTTCAATAACTCCAGTATTAGTTGCAACACCATCAAGGTATATAGCTTTATATCCTTTGTCTGTTGCTGAAAAAGTAACTGTAGCTCCTGAACCAGAAGCTGCTTTTAACTGAACTGTGTATGCACCTGATGTGCTGTTTTTAATAAAATAAAAAGTTTCTGTAAGAAGAGGGAATGTTACAACTTTGTTTCCTGTAATTGCTTCTGGTGATACTGCACCAAGAATAATAACTCTGTTTTGAGCGGCACCTGTTAAAGCTCCATCTTCTACTGTTAATGCTGTAGTGTTAGCTCCTGTACCTGCTGCATTTAAGGTTTGAATTTTAAATCCACCTAATAACTGTTCTGCAAGTTGTAAGTTAGCGTTAGTTTTTGTTCCCCAAGTACCAGCATTTTCGCCAGTTGCCATTAGCTCTACGCCAAGGTTTGTAAAAGTTGATGCCATAATTTTGTTCTCCTGTTAGCTTGTTAATTTATATTACTTATATACTTAAAGTCAAACATTAGTTTGCTGTTTTTCTTGTGTAACCTGTGCCATCTTTAGGTGATAATCTAGTATAACCTGTGCCATCTTTAGGAATTAATCTATTTAAATACTTTAAACCAACATTAGGGTTTAACTCTGTTGTCGCTTGTACTCCTGTTAAGCCCATTACATCTGAAGGTGAAATTGAACCTACTGCAGATGTAGTTGATAGACCCGTTACTGGAACTCCTATTTCAGGAACTAAAGTTCCTACAGCAGATGTTGATGATACACCTGTTAGAACTTGAGAAATTTGTTCTGATAAAGCTCCTACAGATGAAGTTGTAGATAGACCATCTAATTCAACTATTAAAGCATCTAGAATTATTCCACCAACTGTAGAAGTCATTCCAAGACCTGTTAATCCAACAGTGGCCTGTGTTATTAAAGGAGCACCGACGTTAGATGTAACTGATAATCCAGTTGGTATAACTACAGGACTTACAATAAAATCTAAACTACCTACAGCAGAAGTAGAACTCAACCCTGTTAAAGATACAAATGTTTCTGGTGTAGCTGTTAATGATCCAAGGCTAGATGTTGCACTAACTCCAACAGGTTGAACTAAACTATTAAACGAATCTCCATAAGGTTCTTCACCCCAACCATTTCTACCCCAACCAACTAATGTACCTGCGTTATCAAAAGTACCTAATTCTGTTTGTGCTTGTACACCTGTTAAAGCTGCAATAGATAATACACCCGCAGTTATAGAACCTACAGAAGAAGTTGCACTAACCCCTGTTGGTATAACAGTTTGTGTGTCCAAAGCAGTAACACTTCCAATTGCTGATGTAGCAGATAAACCCGTGGGTTGTACTGCATAATCTACGCCCCAACCGGAGTTGCCCCATTCCTGTCTACCCCAACCTTCTGTATTAAAAGCATCTACAGCACCTACATTGGATGTAGCTGATACACCGGTTAGTATAACATCAATCGCATCTTGACTTCCATATTCGTTTGCACCCCAGGACATAAGTCCCCATGAGTTTCCGTCAACAGTATTTGCTTGTCCACCCATTCCTGAGTGATTTGTGCAATAGTAATAAAGAGTTGGTGCACTTTCAGCTACAACTATTTGAGTGTAAGCCCCAGCATTACCTGGACTACCGTTTGTAGTTACACCAGTAGTGTACTCGTCACCTCCACTATGTGTTCCATCACTAGTTGTTGAAAATCTTAAAGGGTGATTACCATTTGAATTATCGGATTGATCAAATTTATATGTACCACCTTCACCTAAAAGTAAAGTAGCTTGTTGTACTCCATCAATAAAATATTTATTTCCTGAACCGGTACTGACTACCGTTACTGTAAAAGTTCTAGTAACGGACATCCGTCGTTACCTCTATGCTATACGAAGGATTGCGTTAGATGCGTCTGCTGTTGGAAATTGAATTGTAAAAGTTCCACTTGATACAGTTTTGTCTCCACCAAATGCTATTGCGCAAACTGCTGGATCACCACTTGCTGTTTCATTAAAAATCAAACAACCGTTAGCTGTAAAAGAAGCTGATGTAAAAGATACATCTGCAAAATCACAACATGCAGTGTCAGTTGATAAAGCCGGTGTTACGTTTGTTAACGCTACCCCTTTAGTAGTGTAGCCATTACCATTAGCTACTTCGTTAGATGATGTATAAGCTGTTGTTGATTTATTTAATGTAGCACTACTTGTGTACAATGCTAGTTTAAATTCATTTCCACCATTTGTAAAATTGTGAATAGCTCTTAAAACTTCTGTCTTGAAAGTGTTACATACTGCTGATGTTATTGCCATAATTTTTATCTCCTAATTACTGAGGCGCTGACTCGATTGGTATTCTTATTGTTCCATCCGTGTAATCGTCTCTTCTTCTTCTTCCAAGTTGCATCGCTGCAAACTTTTGTAGTTCAGTTTTATACTTATTTTCATATAGTGTCAACATGTCTGTTGGACCTTTTAAAAACATAAATGCTTCTGATAAACAAGCATATAATAGACCTTGAGGAAAGTAATTACTTAAATAAGTATTAGAATTTCCATCACCACCAGAACCTAATCCTACAGGCATTGCATTATAATGTATAATATATTGATAATTAGCGTCTGGTGTTGGAGCTAAATAAATAGCACCTGAAGTAGATCTTGTTGCTCCTGTTGTTGCACCACCAAACATTGCATAGTATTTAGGAAGACCTGTTACATCTTGAGATGCTGCACCACCAGATGTTCCTGTTAAATTACCAACGTACTCTGACATAAATGTTTGATCACGTTTCTCTAACCATATTCCTTGACCGTTAGTATTTGCTGTTGAATTAAACACTTCTATACCTCTTACAAATAAAAGTTTAACAGGCATAGTAATTGTATTAAAATCTGTCACCAATTGTCCTTGATCTTGAAATCTATCTGAGTCCATAGGAAGGTCTAAATTAATTCTGTTTTGTGCAGCCATAATAAAACCATCTAAAATAGTTGTAGTAAATACATTACTATCAACCTCAGTGTAATCTAGGATTGCTTGTTTTAAAGTATCATATGTATAATTTGTAATTCCTGACATAATTAAGCTCTATCATTTAACGGTCCAATTGTACATTGAAAACCGCCTCCTGTTTCTGTGCTTGTAGCATTTGATATTAAAGAAAAAGTTAAATTATTAAATACTACAGCCGTTTGTCCAACTGGACCCACTACTATTGTAGTAGGAACTGCTGTTGCAAGATAACATCCAAAAACATTAGCTCCTATAGGATGCGTTCCTGCTGTTGTAGCCGGAGGTGTTAAACCTCTATAAGGTGCACTTGTTCCTCTAGTGCAACCCGTAAAATTTTCTCCAGCTCTTCCGGTATATTGTATGACTTCATTTTCATATTTACCTGTTAATGCATTTACTTTTTCAATCATAATAAAACCTGAAGTAGGAAAATGCGTTCCTGTCTGTACAGTAATTGTTCCGTCAGTAGCTGTAGCAGCTGTATCTAAAGTTGTAGATAATTCTAATGCAGGACCTGCAGCACCAGTAACAATAGGTACTCCTCCTACTGGAGATTTTACGGCTTGAAATCTTACAAAAGTTGTGCCTTCGTTAATTTGATTAGCAGGATAAGAAACACTAACACTAGCGTTAGCAGCTGTAGTTGTAAAAGGATTGTTGGGTAAAATATCTTGTACTGGAAATTCAACTCTTGCAGGTCTTGCATTCATTAATCCTTGTGGATCTGCTCCTACAGGATGTGGTTCTAATTGTGGTTGTTTAGGTTCAAATTCAGAGTTGTGTACAAAAGCTCCATTCCATTCTTTAACCATTTCTCTATATGGAAATGCTGCGCCTGATCTATCAGAGATCGCTAATGCTCTACTACCTTTTGCGAATCTAGCCATTATATATTTGGATAGTATGTTTTCGGAGTAATAAATGTACTAGCTGCAGAACCATCTTCAGATAATGCTCTAGCTAATTCATCCTCGTACAACAACTTCATCTCCTGTGTTCGTTGTGGTGCAAATTTCATAGATAAGTAATATGATA